GTGGAACGGTGCCGTAAAGCTTCTCGAACACCCTACGGCGAATCTTGAGGAATCCCGTGGGGACGCCTGCTACCTCCACACAGCCATCCGCTTCTGCCCAGCGCTCACCAGGGAGTGGAGCAACCGGGTAATCCTCGTCATCGTTCTTGAGCGGATAGATACCCGCGACGATATCCCTGTCGTGCTCGATCAGCTTCCTGAGGTCGCAATCGAGCCATGTCACGTCCGCATCGAGAAAGATCAGCTCGTCGCAATCGGACTCGAGAAAGTCCCGAACAAGTCTGTTCCGGCTATCGTCGATGTGACAATTGCCGCTGAATATAGCGAGATCCAACCGATGCGGCAGGTTCGCTTGCGAGGAGTGAAGCGAGCTGACGAACGGGCTCGTAATCCCGTCGTAGGCCGCCACGGCCAGATAGATCCCTCTACCCGGTCGTGGTGACTTGACATACTGGACGAAACTCACGAGCTTGCGAGCAGGCCCAGCGTCTCGAGGTGCGACAGCAACGTGTTGAACTTGGTCCTCAGGGAATCGAGGTCCGCGGTCAACGCCGTTGTGGTCGACGTGGTAGTGGTGGTGTTGGTTGCATCAGCGATGGTCGCGGGTTGCGCGGCCGGTGTAACACCGAAGAAGCCGATCTTGGTATCGGCGAACTGCACGCCATCTGAATGGCCGTCGCCTACCTGCTGTGCTGTCATCGTTCTGTCCTCCGAATTGGTGAAGGCGTCCGCCACGAGCGCGGATGCCTATGACGATCAGCCGTCTGCGTGAATGCGAGCAGCCAATTCAGGCCGCTGCGCCACGTAGCCGAACAGGATGTCGATCCTGCAAGGGAACTGGTCGTTGTTGATGTCGTACGCGCGCACGATTCGCATCGAAACGCCATCAAACACCTCCCGAGCTGCAAAGTCGACGCCCGTGGGCATGATCAGGTCCGCGGTCGCCACAGTGAACGCGCTCTTGTGGTAGACCAACGAGCCGTTGATCAACTCCGCATTTCCCGCCGCGAGTTTCGTGATCGCTCCACCATTCGTAGGCGAGCCGGACACGTTCTGCAACGCACCGCTCGTGACGATGGAGGGCGAGATCGCGATCGACGTGGCATTCGCACCGGAATCCGCCGTGACGACGAATTGCTGCGCCACGCCCGTGTTGACCTTCGTTTCCGGATGTACCCGATTCACGCCCGCGATCGTGATCACGTCGCCCTTGAGGAACGTGGTCGTACCGGTGTCGACGGTCAGAGTCGCGCCGGTCTGGTTCGCGCCGTTGACGTTGTAGAGCGAGTCGCCCTTCACGGCAGTGCCGGTCGTATGGTCCGTGACGTGGGTGCTCGACATGAAATCGAAGCCCTGCGTACGGCCCATCATGCCTTCACGGTACTGCTGCTCGATCGCGGTGGACTGGTGGAACAGTCCCTTGAGGGCGTTCACCAGCTTCACTTCGTGGGTCGTGCTGAGCAGCGCTGAGCGCTGACCATCGTCCGGGGCAAGATTGTCCTGCAGCTTCTGCCGACCGAGTCCGAACGAGAGCAGGTCTATGGCGGTGCCGTCCTGGTCCACCAGGTTATAAACCTGCTTGGTCAGCTGCGTCAGCACTGTGGATTCCAGGTACGACGCGACCGTCGACATCGCAGGCTCGATGATGCGCTTGCTGAAGTCATCGAGATGCAGCGTCAGCTCTTCGGATGTGAAGTTCACATCCACGCCAGCCTGAGAGCTGACCGCGAGCGTAACCGACTGTTCCTCGGTGTCCTGCGCACTCATCGTTCTGCCGGTACGGATGACGTACTTGTTCGGCAGGCGAATCCGCATCTGGGAACCGATCTTCGCGCCGGTTTTCGCGAATGAGTCGTCATACTGACGATCCACGCTACCCAGGAACGTGGCTTTCTGATGCAGCACCCTGAGTGATTCGCGCAGAATCACGTCAGGAGTGAGAATGGTCTGAGTCATGTACAGCTCCTATCGAGCTGCACCGCCTTAACGAGCTTGGCGTTTCTCGCGCAGTTGCTTCGATCTCCAGGCCATCCAGTCGGTCACGGTCATCTTGGACGGATCGATGTCTCCGCCCGCAGAGCCGCCACCGATTGGCGCCGGAGGGGGCGGCGCAGTGGTGACTTTCGGGGGAGGAGCGGGACGTGACAGTTCAGCCTCGATGCGGCCGAGCTCTCTCAAGCGCTGAGGAACATCCTTCGCCGCGAGCCGCGCAACGAGTTGCGGGTTCTTGGCGATGTGATACGCGATCTCCGGGCCCTTCTCGGAATCCTTGATGGCTTCCAGGAATTCACCGTGCATGAACGTCAGCGCGGGGTTGCTGATCGTGACCAGGTAGTCGGGCGTTTTCTGCGCGAAATCCTGATGACGAACCGCGAACTGGTCGTCTAACGCTTTGGCACGCTGCTTTTGTTGCTGCTCGGTGAACGCTTTTTCAGCGGCTGCTTTCGCGCGGGCCTCGGCTCTTTCCTCTGCCTGCTTGACGAGCCTTTCGTTTTCCTTACGCGACCACGCGGCTAGTGCCTTGTTGTACGCCTTGGGATCTTCGAAGGCTTCCGGGTCGGGTTCCGGTTCAACCGGTTCCTGAGCAGGGGGCGGGGCCGCAGCCTGTGCGGGCTGTCGCTGTTGTTCCTCGAAGCGCTGACGCCAGAACTCGCCGTATTCAATACCGGCCTTTGCTCGCGCGTTCAGCTCCTCGATGCGTTCCCTGGTCTCTTGTGCCTTCTTGAGGCGCAGAGCTTCGCTATCAGGGGTAGCGTCATTGCCCGTTTGCGGTTGGGCTCCCGGAGTCACCTGTTCCTCAGTCGGGGAGACTGGGGCAGCCGGTGAAGCTGCGCTCTCTTGCGCCGGAGCAGGCGTACTGTCAAGCATTAATGTACTCAGATTGCGCACTGAACGCCAGTGCTAGCGAATACGAAAAAGCCCGCACTGGGCGGGCTCTTAGAACTTGCGAGTTAGCCGAATTCGGTTTCGGCTTGACCGAATTCGGTCAGAACCTATTTGCGCTTACGCCTCTTGGGCGGCGCCATCTTCTGGGCCATGAGGCGTAGCAACTCTCGCTTGGCTGCCATCTCAAGAACAACGCTCTCCGGATCCCTGCGCCTGCCCCAGTTAATTCCGCGCAGGGCCTGCGCAGCCGTGAGTTGCCCGGTGGCATACCGATCCAGCAGGGATTGCATGCGGTCGATGCGCCGCTGGCTGATCAAAGCTGAGCCAGCCCCTGCTCCCGGATCAACTGCCGCGCCCGCAGAAATACGGCCGCCTTGTTCTCCGGTGCGATCTGCGTATCCCGCTCGATGCGCTCGCGGAGCACGTCGTCTACTGTGGGATGAGCGGCTATGGCGACGGGGATTACAGAAACCACGTAGGCAACTTGCTTGGACCGAAGAAGTCCGATGCATCTTCAACCCGAAGGATTGGCGATCCATCAGCGCGCCTCAGTTCCAATCCGGGCATGCGCTTTTCCGGATCTCTGAAAATTGCGGGAAACTGGCCATAAGCATCGGCAACGACGGGATTAGCGTGCGGAATCGTGCACTGCTCATCCACGTAGACCGTGGCTGGCTGGTCGCCTTCGAAGAAATGCATGGTTGCCCCGCACAGTAGCTCTTCGGCGGCCTGCGGCCCAATGAGCGCCTTCCGGGCATACTTCCACTGAGCATCGATATAGGCCGCGATAACGTGGGCGATGCTCACTTCTGCCGACTCCGCTTCTCCGCCTCGAACCGCCGGTCGAAGTCCTTGCGCATCTGGTCGCGGCGCTCGCGGTCGCTCATGCGCGGGGGAATGGCGGGAGCGGGTTTGGTGGCGGGTTTGGGCTGTTTCATGGCCGCTGGGTACTCAGGAAGGTAATTACGCCCGCTGCATGCAGCATCGCCGTACGGATTGACTCGCTGTCTCGCCCCTTCTTGCGGCCTGCCTTCCACAATTCTGCCAAGTCGGCCAGTTCATCTAGCTTTTCAGCAATCGGATCACGAACGATTTGAAGTTCGGCGTTCATTGCATATCCATAGTTACAGGCGCGCGACGCCTCGGAAACGCAAGCTCATTGTAGCCACCCTGATCGTCCTTCAGGTACTTCATGAGCGCGTATTTGCCTGTGCGCGGGTCCTGTCCAATCTCGCCCGCCTGAGCCATGTTCTTCAGGGTCTGGCCGATGATCTGCTGGATCAGCATCTGGAGTTGCGCGGGCTGCATCTGAAGGTCTGCGGCGGCCTGAGCGGCCCTGACCTGCGCTTCCTGCGCCTGTGCCGCAGATTTCGCGGTGTCGGCTTGTAGCTTGCCGAGCAACGCCTGCTCTGTCGGGCTT